TCCACATTAATGTTTTCATTGTTTTGCTGACTAGCATAAACACTGTTCATCATAATGGGAAATACTTCTGCTTCCGCTTTACCTTGTATAAAATTCGCGTTGATCAGGACGAACACACCAAGTACGAAACACGCAACAATTGTAAAAAATCTTTCCAAAATGGAAGGTTTATCTTTACGATTAAACATGCTTATTCTCCTTAGTATGAGATATAATACCCTGTTTCACCTGCTATCGAAGTAGCCATATCTATATAACGTTGTAATTCTTTATCATCGGTCGGAACCTTTGTAAAGAACACGCTAATATATCCTTCAATCCTATTTGTTTTAATAGGTACTGAAACCATATACTTAGCTCCATCGTTGTATATCGCCACTATATTGACAGGTGAGAGATATTCATCGCGTAACTCATTATCAGGATTTAGATATTCGTGGCATATAACTCCTATATCACCTACAAATGTCTTACCTTTTAATATCATATTTGATTGTGCTCTGAAAGCACTAATAGGCAACCATTTCAAGTTATACTTCTCATAGTTGAGATTAGTATTTTTACTTGTAATTCCAGTTACCAACACACGCCCTTGATAGAATGTATCATTCTCTGGTACTAGCTTGTAAACTAGTATCATCCCCACTTCATCGTTTCTCTGTACATAACCACTTATCGTAGAGTTAATACTCGCTAAGTTTTGTGGTTTAGGTACATAGGTTGCTGGCTTGAACATATCGCTCTGTTGAGAAGATGTTAGCTTGGAACCTACCCACGCAGACCATGAATCGGAGGTGACATAAGCACCGCCTAACATAGTAAGACATAGAGATAAGACGACCATTCGAAGTGCTGACATTCTAGAGAATACTTCAAGGATTTTTTTAATCACGTCAGCGTTAATATTGAACATAATCCTGTTATCCTCTCCATTATTTAATAGTTATACACATATTTACCTGTACATGATTAAAAAGTGTAAAAAACTGGAACAAGATTTGGATTTGTGCTATAATCTTTACAAAACTTACTAAGAGCGTCTTATGTTTCCCACTATTTATAACATAATCATGATTACAATCACTTCGGTGCTTTATTATGCAGGTTATGTGAATTATCTTTTACCATTATATCTTTTCCTTTCTATGATGGCAATCTTTACCACCTTCAGATTAGATCGTTGGGTAAAGATGTATCCCCATATTAATTCTCAGTACAAAGAAGCTGTTGAATTAATCTTCGATAAAACCGAGTATAAACTTCGTCTATATAACTTCATAGGTTCTTACCTATGTCATGCTATTATAGTTGGAGTACTGATAGGAAATATGTCAGTACTGTTCGCTATATCGGCTGTAGCATTCTATCGTGTCATGTCTCTAGTAATGGCATATAATAAAATAAAAGAATATCGCAATGAATAAAATGATTTTATGTACTGATTCTAAAAATGGAATTGGTAAAAACGGTTCTATACCGTGGCACAGTTCTGATGACTTCAAACACTTCAAAGCTGAAACTCAAGGTCAGAAAGTACTGATGGGTTATAAAACTTGGGAGAGTTTACCACGTAAACCACTTCCTGATCGTCTGAATATCGTTGTAACGTCGCGTACAGTTTCAGACGACGAAATCAATAAGCATCGTGATGTTATCTTTATTCACAAGAATACGTTACATGATTTCTTGCGTTATAATGATAATATCATTGTAATCGGCGGTGCGACCATTTACCAAGCTGCTTTGCCGTTTGTAGATGAAATCATACTTAGTAGTATTGATGGCGATTACGAGTGTGATACATTCTTTGATATTCATGCTAGTACTACGAATGTATTTGTTCCTACACGCTCTAAAGTATTAGATGATGGTACAATTGTTTTCTATATGAGCCGTGCTTTCCAACAAGAAGAAATACGGTGGATTTAAATGTATAGAGCACATTGTGATGGATCATGTTTAGGAAATCCAGGGCCAGGAGGCGTTGGTATTGTAATTCTGAAAGATGGTGAAGTAATTTCTGAACTATCTTTTGGTGAAGGTATGACTACGAATAATCAAATGGAATTAACAGCAACTATTGCTGCTATTTCTTATATTCGTACTGAATTCGATTATGACGGTACTATTGAGATTTATACTGACTCAAAATATGTTGTGGATGGTATGAATTCCTGGCGTCATGGTTGGAAGAAAAAAGGCTGGCGTGATTCAAAGAATAAACCAGTTAAAAACCTAGAACTCTGGCAAATGCTGGATTCAGTAGGTAATGAATGCACATATACTCATGAGTATGGACACTCAGGAAATGTGTATAATGAAATGGCTAATGATCTTGCTCAGAAGGCCGCAAAGGAGATGAAATGAGTATTACGCTTACGGACAAGCAACAAAATATTTTTGATGATGTAATTGACAGAATCAATAACTTTCCAGGTCGAACTGAAGCAGTAATCGTTGGTTATGCTGGAACTGGTAAAAGTACTTTGGTATCTGAAATCATCGGGAATATCTATCAGGGATATAACATTGCTGTAACTTCACCCACGCACAAAGCTAATGCTGTACTGCGTAAGATGTTACTCAATGCTGGATTAGATAAAGAAGATGCTCTAGTCAGTACTATACACTCTTTCTTAGGATTAAAACTAGTCTATGAGAAAAGTCGTCAAGTACTGAAACATGACCCACAATCCAAGAACAGTACCGCAATGGTGGATGTACTGTTCGTTGATGAATGTAGTATGATTTCAGAAGAAATGTACAAACACATCATGGATCAAATTCACCGTGTACGCCGTGCGATTATTTTCATCGGCGATAAATGCCAGCTACCACCAGTTGAATCTGAAGGTACTACTGGTGAAACAAAACTAAGTCCTACATTTGATATTCCGTTACAATACGAATTGAATGAAGTACTTCGTCAGGCACTAGATAACCCAATTCTAAGTGTTGCTACACAAATTCGTCAATGTATCGGTACTCGTAATGATCCAATGGCTATCTTAAACCAATTAGATGACCTAGAAACTATTACACCGATTGAAGATGAAATGGTATTCCTTGATGTATACAAAGAGTATATCAAAGAGCACAGTACTTCATCATTGAAGATTTACGATTTCGTTCAGGAAAACAAAATCATTGCTTATACAAATTATCGGGTTAACTTTGCTAATATGTATATTCGTAATGAAGTATTTCATGAACATACGGACACTGAGTTTATTCCTGGTGAGCCAATCGTATTTGAAAGCATCACTGAGAACTGTCCTTATACGGTACAGCAAGTTATTCAGTGTCCAGAGATTCGTCAAGAATCATTCTTAGGAATTGATTGTTGGCAATTCAAGCTACCAAATGGTAACTTCTTATTGGGAGTCGGGCCATATACCCGAATCAAGTTAGAAGAATATTTGAAGGATCTTGTTGACAAGATTGAAAAACGTGTCGAAAATCCATTGACCAAAAAGCCTTACATGTGGCAAGATTACTACGTAATCAAGAATAAGATTAATGTCATTAACTATCCATATGCGACTACGGCTCACAAATCACAAGGAAGTACTTTCGATAATATCTGGTTCGATACCGATTTTATTGAACGAATTCCGAACAACGATACAAAATGCCGTATTCTGTACACTGCGTTAACACGACCACGTTATAGTGTGATGTTGCGTAAAAGTGGAAGATTCTAACATAAATAATAGAAAGTTCTTTCTATGGAGACTATAATGAACAACTTATTCAACGCATTTAGTATTAAAGTACCTGGCGAAGTACTTGACGATAAGAAATTTTTCGAGTACGCTGATTACGACAATACAAGCACAACCGTTCCAACGGACGCTGAAACATTGACAAAAGCTCAGGCTTTTGTTAGACTAAAACATGTTGAGCGTAAACTATCAGAACTATCCGTTCCTGTATATTTTACAATCAAATTCGGTACAGAAGGTACAGCAAGCACTGTTCCATCTGACGCAGAAATCGTAGTATCTTACATTTCAATTGAACCATTCCTTAGCACTCTAGAAGTACTAACGAGTGATCATTTTGCTGATGCTGCTTCAGTGATTAAAGCAATCATTGATGAAGCATTGAGTGTTGAGATTATTGACGAATTCTTTGAAGTACAAGTTACTTACTCTAAAGCACAGTTCCCTGGCTCAAGCACAACTAACGATTATCGTGAATTGAAAACTGAGTACATTACTGTTGCTGATTCTGGAGTAGAAAGTACTGTAGTTCATATCGATCTAACTGCTTAAAACATACACAACATGGAGTTGACATGGATAGCAAATCCTTTTATGATCGCATTCTAGAGGACGTTGGTGCGTTCGACCAAATTATTTTTGATCTTGAGAAAATGTCTCAAGAAGCACCGTACCCACGTACCCGTAGCGTTGCTGATACAGCAATCGCTAACTTGAAATTTGTTCAAGAAATATGCAAAGCGTTGAAAGACGCAGAAAACAAGCAGTAAGCCGCTTGACGAGATGGTGTCTTTTTTGATACCATCTCATACGTAAACAAAATCCCCCACGGAGTTACAAATCCTATATGAAATCTGTTATTGCCAACGAAAAAATTACTGCGAAGAATGTTCGTGTTGTACAAGGAGATTCGAGTAAAGTAATGGCAATTGCTGAAGCACGTAATCTTGCTTACAGTAAAGAGATGGATCTGATCCAAGTATCTGATCAAGATGTTCCTGTTGTAAAAATCATGGACTTGAACAAGTACTTGTATGAGCAAAAACAAGCTGATAAAAGCAATAAAAAGAAACAGCGTGAAACCGCCGTTCAGGTTAAAGAAGTACAGTTCGCTTTCAGTACTCAGGAGAATGATCTCCAAACGAAGTTGAAAGCTGCTCAAAAATTTATCCAGGAAGGTAAGCATGTTCGAGTAGTTATGAAAATGACTGGTCGTGCCAAATCTAATCCTGACATGGTAGCAGCGAACATCACAAAGATGAATCAATTCGTTTCTCGTGTTCAAGAGTCTGATTTTGTCCAAAATGTCGCAGTACAAGGAAACAATGTTACCTGTACGTTAAAAGCGAAGTAAGTACAGTAAGGGTGCTAAATACAAAAAAGCACCCCCTAACACACATCTGGAGTATTATTATGAAACATATCGTGCGTGAAGTATTTTCCCTACCTGCTATGGATGTGGTTAAGGCTTCTTATAAAGATTCAGTATACTACATTGCTGGCGACAGCGACATTACTGAATACGTTAGTCTCGTAAAATCATCTTTCGCAATTGATGAAATTGAGGCGATCAAACATGGTCTTGACGCATTCCTGCGTGACCATCCGAAAAATAACCAATTGGCAGTTCCACTGTACAATCTGGTTTTCCTTGATAATCCAAAATCTTCAAAAGATTTCGTAGCTCAAGTCATTGGTGACTTGTTCCGCAAAACCTTCGAAGAAGCTACCGAAATGGCTGACCTCGTTCACTATAACGGTGCTTGTATCGTTGGAACGTATACTTACGAACTCGCTCATACTTTCGCATGTATGGTAGAAACCATTAATGAACAGATGGGTGAAGAACTGGAAACAGATATTATCGAAACCTTCAATGCTAATAGCATGGACAGCTTAGAAGTACTCGAACGTCTTATTCGTCGTGATTTCCCAGGCGATATTTAATAATCTGACCTAATTATAAAACTCCAAGGTTTTGAGAGATAAATACTCAAAATTAACCTTGGAGTTTTTTTATTATGCAGAAAAAAGAATTATTACAAGCTATTCTTGAGGCAATCGCTCCTACAGATGTTGAATCATCTCACCTTCAAACAATAGAACACAACGGTAAAGAACTATACATTACCTTTAAAAATGGCAGTACTTATGAGTACGACAATGTGCCAGAAGCACTTGTACGCCAAATGCTAAAGGTCGATAGTAAAGGAAAGTTCTTGTGGCGTTACATCCGTGACAAATATCCGTACCGTACCGTTAAATCAATCCCACAACATAAATTTGATACTAACCCTGACGCAGTTAAACCACGTTTGAAATATAACGTTGAAACTGGTGAATGGGAAGACGCATTAAAACCAGATGTACTCCAATCAGTTGAAGTTCCCATTGGACATGAATTCCGTGCTCCAGATGGTGATACTTATACCTTCCAAGGCCAACAATGGAGAAACAAAAGAACTGGTAAAGTTGCTAAACGTGAAATCAGTAAGAAAATGTCTGATATTGCGAAACGTATGATTAAATTAAAGGGGAATGATAGTGAGATATAATCAACTCAATGAAGCAATTATCAAAGTACCTCAAGAGATACTTCAAAAAGTAAACACGTATGTTGCGTCGTACTTGTGCTTTAAAATGAAACAATATATTGATAAGATTGATTTCTTTATGCCAAGTACTACAACACCAGAGGAAAAACAACGTGTAATTGCTGATGCTCAACAAGCAATTGGTAAACTACAGCGTCAATATGGAGCTAAGAATATCTCCGCTGAGACTGCTGCTAATATTGTACATCGCAGTATTGATATTCCATTCGATGTGGAAAAGTTCTTCCAACAATTAAACTTCAAGGGTGCGAACCCTGGATTGATTGCTTTGTTGAAAGATCGTTTAAAACTATCTCTATTGATCTTAACTGATGCTCAGGGTATCGGTGGTTCACAAGAGAATACATCAACTTATTCAGTACTAGTTACTGTTGTCACAAAAGGTCTAGGACCAAAGCCTTCATTCCTTGATACCGCAAGTAAAATCATGAGTAATACTTACCATGAACTACAACACGCAGTTCAATCAATGGCGTTGTCATTCATTAATAAAAATGATGAACAACTTAAAATGAATGATGACTACAGTAATGAATGGGATAAAACAGATTACTATAGTTCAGGTATTGAATATACCCCACAACTTGGTAATGTTATTGATCTGGTTCAACTTGAATTAGAAAAGAACGCACTGAAGAATGAGTTAAATCCTGATAAAAACAAAGCAATCAATGATGCTTTGGGTAAAGCTATGCAGGAATCAAATGAATCTCGTAAGTTCCTTTCAGTACTTTACAAGAAACATCATGATAAGTATAAGAAAGCATTAAGTGCTGTTTATAAGTATGTGTCACCTTTCTATGATAATCTTAAAGAGAATGGCATTGATTTTAGTACTACAGATTTGCCTGAAGAAGTACTAGAAGCGAATGTTGACGTTATGCTAACCGTATACAAATTGATGTATAAGGTAGAAGCGTATGAAACAACAGCACGTGGTTCATCAAAGAGCGATATTCAACAGTTGACTATCCGTAAGGGTCGCAATGAATGGATTATTGATTTAATCAAGAATAACTTCTCTAAAGATAATTACAGATTTAAAATTCGTAGTGGTAATCCAGATTTCGAAGATAATGAAAGTTTAAACTCTAAACAAGTACTTAATCTTTTTGGTATCCTATCTGATATTACATGGTACGATGCTGCTGATATTATTGACGATTTAGAGTACATCACAGATTCTCGTAAAGAAGTTAGTGACCAATCAATCAATGATGTGATTGCGGCATTACAAGAAGATGCTCAACATTTAGAAGTTCCATTTGAAGTTGGTGAGAATTTCACTTTCAGTACTTTAGGTAAAACTTTCCGTATTGAAAAAATAGAAGATACTAATGTCAAAGTTGATGTTCACTTTGATGACAAAACATTATTCGTATGGACTCTGAAG